GTGTTATATATATTATCATAGAAATGACAACGTTAAATAATCTGGAAAAATTAATTCAAATGGCTACTATTGAACAGATGTATGGAATGATACAAAAAATGCGAGATGAATTTTCTAGTAGCAGTACCATGAATAAAGTATGTACAAGTGAGTCGATTTGTTTAAAAGAATGTAACGAATTAAATCGTGACTATATTGAAACTTGTAAGAGTTTAGAAGAGCGAGTTTCTAAATTAGAAAAAACAAATAAACAACTGTTAGTTCTTATTGGAACGCTTACCACAAAAGTGAATACATTTGAATCGTCGATTCATTCACTAGTATCCGACTCAACTATTCAACAATATGAACAAAAACCGATTCCAAAGGGTCAACAACTATTGACTCGGTATTTCGATAGTCCAAAGGAAGAGGAACATATCAAATTGAAAATTGTTGAAGTTCTAGAAGAGAAAACCACAACCAATATTGATGTATTAGAAGTAGAAGTCCAAGATACAAATGAAGAAGTAGTAGAAGAACAAGAAGAAGTAGTAGAACAAGAAGAAGTAGTAGAAGAAGAAAAAGTAGAAGAAGTAGTAGAAGAACAAGATACAAATGAAGAAGAAGTAGAAGATACAAATGAAGAAGCTGTAGTAGGGGATTCAGATGAATCAGAAGCTGATTCAGAAGAGGAAGTGCGAACAAATGAAGAAGCTGTAGTAGGGGATTCAGATGAATCAGAAGCTGATTCAGAAGAGGAAGTGCGAACAAATGAAGAAGTTGATGAGGTTCCTACTTTAGACGTAAAAGATGAAGAGGAAGAGGAAGAGGAAGAGGAAGAGGTATTTGAAATTGAAATAGATGATGTAACCTACTTTGCTACTGATGAAGAAAATGGTATTCTTTACGCAGTAACCGATGACGGTGATATTGGCGAAAAGGTGGGTATATTAAAGGATGGTGAACCCATTTTCACATAAACTCTTTTCTTTAAGTAATATAGAGGATGATAATGGATTTATGCGCACCAGCACTCATATATATAGCGTTTTCTTTAACACAAGTAATTATCGATACATTTAAGGGTCTTTATAATACAGCATTTTTTAAATTTATTGTAATGATTATAATTACAATACTTTTAAATGCGTTATGTAAGTCCGGTATGGGTATTATATCATGGATTATCGTTTTTGTCCCGTTTATTTTTATGTCGGTTATTGTAGCTATATTATTATTTGTTTTTGGACTTGACCCAGCAACCGGTAAATTAAATTTAGCGTGTAATAATCAAAAAGGCGGTAATTTAGTTTATACATCGACGACTACAACAACAAGTACCCAAATACCTACTACTACAGCTACAGCTACAGATACAGATACAACAGTACCTACCGGTTCATCCGATCCTCAATACCAATAAAAATAATTTAAATAAAACTATTTAAATAATAAAATACTATTAGTGTATGATATTCGACTCTCTAATAATATTTATACTTTTTGTAGAAGCATGTTTATTTTTTTATCCCGAAGAGGCTAATCCATTTCTTCACCGTAACTTTGTTTTGCTAAGTGATTGGCTAAACGTAATGGGTATCAAATTAGTATATAATAGTATTTATTATTATAGCGTATGTCAGATACATGCTATTCAGTTAAAAGCATGGGCGAAGCCTCATGTTAACTTATTATGTACCGAAATAAATAAATTTTTACAAGAGCACAAAATACTCCATAAAACTGACATCGATGTACCTCTACTGACATTTGAAATATACGAAAATGGTAAAAACAAGCAATCGATTCCTATTTTGGATGCGCTTCATAAGTTAAATTTAAATGAACAACAATTATTTAGTAGTAACGATTTTATTGTTTTATCCGATAATAATTCACAGACACTTGTTAACAAAATACATTATATTGATTATCCTCTTCAACTGTTTTATAGTCCCTCAAATATTAAATTTATTTCCATGAACATAACATATAAGGACACTGCGTATCCTATTCAATTACAAACTGAAACCTATAACCATTATATCGTTAATAATATAATTAACACGCAATTTTACAAGTATTATTTAATTAACATTTTACATGTCGAAATCGATACTGGCTCATTTGATTATGTAGTAAATCTGATAGATCATAATGTAAATATACTTCAAATTCTACCACATCAATATTTAGTAATTGGTGAAAATGATTACGAAATTAAATCTGAACATATAATTGAATTAGAAGAAACTAAATCTGAAGACATTGATGATAATGATTCAACCGATGATTATGTTAACTTAGAAAATTGATATGGGCTATAAAATAAATAATAATAATAAAATCATTTAAAAAAAATTGATTATAACTAATTATAATGGTACCCTATCACACTGATTCAACAATGGCTGCCGCAAGTAGTGCTACTCAAACTATGGAATTCCATAAATTAAGACATGTGTGGAATTTATGGGCTCATTTACCTCAAGACCCAGATTGGACCGTAAAAAGTTATAAGAAGGTTTGTCGATTTAGTAATTTAGAGGAAACCATTGCTGTCACCGAGTCACTGCCGGAGGGATTAGTACAAAACTGTATGATGTTTCTGATGAAAGACGGTATTAGTCCTATGTGGGAAGATGTACGAAATAGAAATGGCGGTTGCTTCTCCTATAAAGTGTCGAATAAGAATGTATTTGAAGCATGGCGCGACTTGAGCTATGTTCTTATCGGAGAATCCGTCAGTTCGAATCCAGCCTTTGTGAACAGTGTGACCGGGATTACCATTTCGCCAAAAAAGAATTTCTGTATTATTAAAATTTGGATGACAAATTGTGATCATCAAAATCCGCAAACGGTCACTAATGAACTCAAGCATTTGATACCTCAAGGGTGTCTATTTAAGAAGCATAACCCAGAATTTTAAGAGTTACCTATAAACTCGTATTTCAAATATGTAATTATTTTTTTACATATTTGAAAATGAAAAATCAAAGACTTAACTCTTTACATATTTTTCGCCGACTTTATAAACTCATCAATATCGGGATTACACAATAGAGGGGAAAAATTATTTATTTTTGCGTCATCCCAATTCCACCATTTAATTTCTAATAATTGGTCGATTTGTTCTGGCGTAAACCTATATTTAATTAGCTTTGCTGGATTACCACCTACTAAACTATATGGTTCTATATTTTTTACAACATGACTGTTATTGGCTATAACTGCGCCATCTCCAATAGTTGTGCCAGACATTATCGTAACATTTTTTCCAATCCACACGTCATTTCCTACAATTACATCGCCTTTTGTAGACGGATGGCCATAACCGTTAAAATTATTAAATATATTTTGATTAATATGACCAAAAGGATATGTTGTTACCCAATCAGTTCTATGGTTACCACCCAAATATATCGTTACATTTTCTGCTATAGAACAAAAATTACCCACTACTAATTTAGCATTATCGTTTGCCCAAAATATTTGGGGTTTTCCGTATGTATACTTTCCAAATGACATATATATTCGGCCTAATTATCTTTAATACTTTTTTATAAATAACAGTTTTATAAATAACAGTTTTATAATGACCGAATTATATAAGTATACAAAGAGCTTAAAAATTATTTAAAAAAATAAGATAATGAAGTATCCTCTTATTTTATTTTTTCGCAAAGACACGAATAACTATATCGACACTTTTTTTTCAGATAATGCGGCGAAATTGGAATGTACATTACATATTGTTAACGATTTAAAAAAACTGAACCGTTTTTACAAACAAATATACGCTTTGTTAGTTGTATTCGGAGATAAAGGTGATTATGGCGACGTTCTACAATTATTCACTTCTGAATCAGAAAGATCACGATTGCTATTTATAGATAAACCCTTCGCCATAGAGAATTTTAACCAACTAGTCAATACATTATTTGTAAATATATGTGGGATACCTAGACGAATAACACGTCCTATTTTTTCAGTATTTACACCAACATTTAATTCCTTTGAAAAAATTTTGAGAGCGTTTAATAGTTTAAAAGCACAAACACTAACAAATTGGGAATGGGTCATTATGGATGACTCTCCGGATGACACGCATTTTCAATATTTGAAAAAACAATTGGGCGATGCTCGTATAAGAATCTATCGTCGTTTCGAAAACAACGGGTTCATTGGTAATGTAAAAAACGAGGCTGTTAGTTTGTGTCGAGGCGAATTTGTTTTAGAGTTAGACCACGATGATGAAATTTTACCATTTGTTCTAGAGGAATCTTTAAAAACGTTTAGAAATAATCTGGACGTTGGATTTGTGTATATGGATTTCATTAATATTTATGAAAATGGTAACAATTATTGGTACGGAGACAATATTTGTAAGGGCTATGGTTCATATTATTGCCAAAAGTATGGTGATAAATGGGTGTATGTTTATAATACACCGAATATTAATAACATTACACTAAGTCATCTGGTTTGTTGTCCCAATCATCCCAGAATTTGGCGCAAAGACCTTCTTCTAGAAATTGGTAATTTTTGTGAATATTTACCAATTTGCGACGATTACGAGATTTTGCTAAGAACAGCTGTCCATACTAAAATCGCGAAAATACCTAAAATGGGTTACATACAGTATATGAATGAGTCAAACAATAATTTTTCTCTGATACGCAATGCGGAAATTAATCGTATAGGACCCAATTTTATTAGTCCCATTTATTACCAAATGTTTAACATCCATGAATTAATGAAAGAAAGAAACTCATATGAATCAGAAACCTTTATAAATGAGAATACGCCTATTTGGAAACGGGACCCAAGTGTTTATACCCACAACTTTTGTAATTTGTTAGTAAATAATGATTATCAAAAACAATATTGTGTCATTGGAATAAATGGTCTTTTAAGAAATATGGATAAAATAAGGGAATTATATAGCGAGAACAGTGATATCATGGTTTTAGAAAACAAATGTCCCATTGAACATCTATGGAAAAAACTGGACGATTTGGGATTTCCAAAAATGAAGTGTTATGTTTTATTGGATAGTAGTGAAGAAGAACTGATTAATTATTTTAAAGTTTGTTACCAATCAACTAACAACTATGAAATATTATCGGCAAATATTGGAATATTGATGTATAATACGAACTTAAACGAAAGGCATATGGTAATTAATAAAAACACCAGTAAAGAACAAAAATACTTGGAAATCGGTGTGGAATATGGTTACACTTTTTCTAAAACACATTTTGTTAGTAAGACGGGTGTGGATCCGGATCCCAAATTTAGCATTAGCGATGGTCGATTCAAGAATATTGTTTGTCAACTTTATTCTGTAACATCTGACGATTATTTTGCGAAATACAATAGCAGCAATAGCGAAACCAGTATAATATTCGATGTCATTTTTATAGATGGACTACATCATTGTGAAAATGTTCTGCGAGACTTTAATAATAGTTTAAATATTTTAAGTATAAAAGACGGATTCATATTTATAGACGACATTTTACCTCTGAATTATAATGAACAATTGAAAATTCCTACAAAACACTATTATGAGAATGGTATATTAAAATATGGAGAAGAATGGACGGGTGATGTATGGAAATTCATCTATTATTTATTACGTAATTTTCACCAGAATATCAAATACACCTATTATTATCATATATCTTATCGAGGCATCATTCGTATTGAAATTGTAGAACCATTTAAACTATTTATAGAAGACCAAGTATATGATGAAATGAATAATTATGATTATTTCAACGATTTTTCAGATTATTTATTCTTGTTAGATAGACATAAAACAATCAACTAACTAGTAACTAACTAGTAACTAACAATTTTACTAATAGCTTAGTTATTAATAGTTAATAATAAATAATTAAAAAGAAGCTTTCAAATTATTTATGGACTTTATTATAACAGAAAAACCAGCAACAATTTGTTTAAATATGATTGTAAAAAACGAGGCACATATTATATTAAATACACTAACAAAATTATGCGACAAGATTAAATTCGATTATTGGGTTATTTGTGACACCGGTTCCACAGATAAAACACCTACTATTATTACCGAATTTTTTGAGAAACGCGGAATAAAGGGGGAACTATTTTTCGATGAATGGGTTAATTTCGCACATAATCGCACATTAGCTTTGGAAAGAGCGTATAAAAAAACGGATTTATTGTTAGTATTTGACGCAGATGATGAGATTTGCGGTAACATTACTATCCCTAAAGAGGTATTACATGATGAATATCAGCTAAAATTTGGTTCAAATGAGGGAGTTGCGTATATACGCGTTTTGTTAGTTAACAATCATAAGAAATTCGAATATAAATCAGTTGTTCACGAATTTATTTGTAGTAAAGAACCTAATTCTCGTGTCGCGTTAATTGACGGTGATTATTATGTGGTATCCGGGAGAGCCGGCAGTCGTAACAAGGACCCAGAAAAATATTTGAAGGATGCGCAAATTTTGGAAAAAGCGTACGCCGAAGCTGTTAAAACGGGAGACTTATTATTTCACCGATACGCGTTTTATTGTGCTAACAGTTATAAAGATTATGGAGATACGGAACAAGCAATTAAATGGTACAAAATCGTATTATCACATGAGGGTCAATGGGCGCAAGAAAAATATATGTCGTGTTTATATCTTGGAGAAAATTACGAGAAACTACAACAAAAAGAGACTGGATTTTTTTATTTAATTAAAGCATTTCAATATGATACGGAGAGAGTTGAGTGTTTATTCCCTTTGTTAGTTCATTATTGTTGCGAAAATATGAACCAAGTTGCTTATAATTTTTATCTTAATGTAAAAGAGTTTTATGAGAATCAATATTTGAATACAAATATGAGTCCGACTAAGCTTTTTCTGGTCCCGGATAAATACAACTTTTTTGTACCATATTACATGATTTTAATTGGTGACAAGGTAAAAGATTTTAAATGTGTGATTCGCATGTTCGAAATTGTGTTTATAAAAAAACAAAGGATGTTTGTAGAGTTCTTTGTTAAGAACCTCTTATACAATTTACAATTCTTTTTTAAACATGTATCGAAAGAAAATACACAATTTATTAGTTTGGCGAACGACTATATACGATTTTTGTATGACAATAATGTTCCCTTACATAGCTTTGATTATTTATTGAACGATGTTTATAAAAACGCCGGTATAATCACTGATTATCTTTTTGTAAAAGAAGTAACTAACAAACCATCCATATTTTCCGAAGAAGAATGTGCGCAATCCAAGAATGTATTGATTTATACTGGGTTTTGTGATTTAAACTGGAATTACAGTTATGCTCTAACAAATGCGTTGGGTGGTTCTGAGAAAGCAGTTGCGTATTTGACTCAACATTTGTCCAAAGATTATACTATTTATGTTAGTGGTTCAGTAAAAGAGGAAACAATAGATAATATTCATTATGTCCCTTTAAATGAACTAACAAAATTAATCAATACTCTTCCATTTCATACGGTTATTGTTTCACGATATGTCGCTTTTTATGAAATGTTCCCACAGTGTTCTTTTTATCAGTCCTATATTTGGGCTCACGATACAATGTTAATACCGTTTGGTATTAATACCACATTAAATGAGGAGCAAATTGTAAAGAAATGGAACAAATATATTAAAGGCTGTGTTTGTTTAACGGAATGGCATAAAAATGTATTTTTAGAAAGATATTCGAGCCTAAAAAACAAAATACATTTGATTAACAATGGTATTGAAGTCTCGCATTTTTGTAAAGAAGACGCCATACCGAACGCTAATAGGTTTAAAGTTGCGAATCGATTCATTTACACTTCCAGACCGGATAGAGGGTTAAACATTTTAGTCGCATTATGGCCAAGTATTTTAGAAAAACTACCCAACGCTACGCTAGTAGTATCTTGTTATGGCGAGTTTCCATCCAATCAAACGGAAACCGATATTAAAGAAACCATGGACAAATATGACAGCATCCAATTTCTAGGCAAATTAGATGCCACTCAGCTTTATGAGGAGATGGCCAGAGCCGAATACTGGTTGTACCCTACAAGCTGGCCCGAAACATCGTGTATCACTGCGTTAGAGATGTTAATGTCTGAAGTGATTTGTATATATTATCCGGTTGCTGGATTAACTAATACACTAGGCAGATACGGAATCCAAGTGCTTCCCGAAAAAGAGATAGATGCTATTGTTAGTTTGACCGAAGATAAAAAGAGTAATATACGCAAGGAAGGTAGATTGTATGCTGAAAGTTGTAGCTGGGCAAACCGTGGAAAAATATGGAATCGATTGCTTGGATTAATCAATGATGATAATGATTTACTGGAAAACATTGATGATAAGATTACAAAGGTAGAAACAGAAACAGAAACAGAAACAGAAACAGAAGAATGGTTATTCTTTTTACCTCATTTTTACACATCCGAAAACCTAATTGATTATTTCGATAGTTTATCCAGTAAATATAATGTAAAGTATACAGCAGATAAAGAATATGCTTGTTCGCTAAACCCATCAAGAATACTCTTTGTTTTTGAAATAGCAGACACTGATGTTTATAATCATTTTTACAATAAAAATACCGAAATATGTATTTTTAATTCCGAACCATTGAACTTGATTCATCGTATCGAGAATTTAAAAAATAATATAAAATTATATAACGCTAATAAAATTTATGATTACAGTTTATCAAATATTAACATTCTGAATGAGTGTGGATATCAAAATACAATTCATTTACCGTATTTAATTTACGATGAGGAAAATAGCTTATTAAAAGTATTGAATAAAAATACTAAAAAAATATATGATTTTGGGATAATACTTGATGAGAAAATATATCTAGAAAGAAGAAGCAAAGTAGTCGATTTTTTGGTAATCAATAATTACTCGGTAAAGGTTATACATGGTTGGAAAGAAACTAGAGATAAACAACTAGCAGAATGTAACATAATATTAAATATTCATGGTCACAATTATGGCGAAGCTTCGAATATTTTTGAGCATATACGATGCGACAGATTGTTGGCTGCTGGGTTCCAAGTATTATCCGAAGATAGTTTATATTTAGACAAAGATTTCAAGAACATATATCCTAATTTAAAAATGATTAATTATGACGACTTTTTTAATCTAGAAACCTACACACAAACCGTTACAAAAAAGAAAATAATAGATTGTTTTATATTTTATAATGAATTGGATATGTTAGAATATAGATTAAATGTATTGGATGATGTAGTTGATTATTTTGTGTTAGTAGAAGCGAACCAAACTTTTGTTGGAAAGTCGAAACAATTATTTTATAATGATAATACGCATCTATTTGAAAAGTTTAATAAAAAAATAATTCATATAATTTGCGACTTACCATTTTCTAGGGAAACCATAGACATTAGTAAAAATCAGCAATGGATAAACGAAAAATATAATAGAAATTGTATAAAAGATGGTCTAAAACAAATTAATATGAATGAACACGATTTAATAATTATTTCCGATGTGGATGAAATACCAGACCCAAATACACTAAACAAAATAAAAACCTTGGACGCAACTAATAAAATAATGGTTTTAGAGCAAGATTTCTATTATTATAATTTAAATAGTAAACGAAATGAAAAATGTTACTTTTCCAAAATATTATCATATGATAAATATAAAACTTTAAATATAACATGCGACGACATACGAAACTCTACTGGAGAAATTGTACAGAAAGGAGGGTGGCATTTGAGTTATTTCGGTGACGCATATTTTATTAAAAACAAGATTGAGAATTTTTCTCATCAAGAGTACAACTCTGTAGAATTTACAGAGTTAGCTAATATCGAAGATAGAATCAATAATTGTTTGGACATGTTTAATCGTCATGGAAACAACGGTATGTACAAAATTAGTGTCATTGATAATGATTATTTACCACCATTGTATAATATCTTTTTGAAAGAGTTTTATGAGAACCCGAATGAAGAAATGCGACAGCAAAAATTATTACAGTTTTTAAAACATCATTATTATGATAGTGCTTGGAAGGGACATTTTGAATTTAGTATGTGGTTAGTTAAAAAAATGAATCCTAGGATTATTGTGGAATTAGGAGTTGATTATGGTCATTCATCCTTTTGTTTAGCTAGCCCTAATATTGGGCATGTTTATGGTATTGATTGTTTTGAAGGCGATATTCACACTGGGTTTAGAAATAATGAACAAATTGTTAGAGATGTAAAAAGGGTATTGTTACACAAATCTTTATTGTTATCTGATAATATAACATTTGTAAAAGGTTATTTCGATGATGTATTATCAACATTTAATCATGAAATTGATATATTACACATTGATGGATTACATACTTATGAAGCAGTTAAAAATGATTTTACAACGTGGATTACTAAAACAACCGAAAATAGTGTAATTATTATTCATGATGTTGTTAGTTTCCCATATACAGTTGGTAGATTCTTCAATGAAATTGATTTCCCCAAGTTTCATTTTACACATTCTGCTGGATTAGGAGTGGTATGTAAAAATAAAACTGTATTGGAAGATTTAATTAACTCAGTTATTAATTCCGAAATGCCTTGTATCGACAACCTAGTATACGAAGGATTACCGAAATATGCGTTTCCATATACGGTTATAAATAGTACAGTTTATCAACATATTAATAAACCTTTTGACAATTTGTGTATTAGTAACCCCATATATTGTGTTATTCATAGTTGTACATTTCAAACCAATGGCACGGCGAAATTAGATTATATAATTGATAAAATTATAAAAAGTGGTTTTTTAGGAATAGTAGATAAAATAATTATAAATAATATTGGATTGCCAATACAAAACAAATACGGTGATAAGTTCAATGTAAATAACTATTCAGAAAATACACTATTATATGAAAATCCCACATTAAATAAAATTAAAGAATTGGCTGTAAATAGTACAAATAGTTATATTCTATATTTACACACCAAAGGCAATTCTTATTCTCATGAAACTCAACAAATAAAGGATTGGACTAACATGATGCTATATTTTTTAGTTGAAAAATATACAGTTTGTATTGATAAATTAAATAGTGATTATGATACTATAGGATGTAATTACAACGAATGTGTAAATGAGATTCCGTCGCATTATTCTGGGAATTTTTGGTGGAGTAAATCTGATTATATTCGCAGTTTACCGTTATTAGATGAAACTAACCCTAGTAAAACCGAACCCGAGTTTTGGTTATTCAAAAATAATCCGAAAGCATATGCGGCTCATTCTTCGAAAGTAAATCATTATTTTGAGACGTATTCCCAAGACAAATATCGATTCTAACATTTATTAGATAATATTCAATAATATCCAATAATATTTTATATAATTTGTTTTTTACAACAATTAAATTATATAAAATATTATATTTACCTTTCCGTTGAAAAGAAGAATACTTGAAACAATCTCCCGTTTTCTTTCGTGTCTCCGAAATAATCCATGGACATATGATACTGATTCGCATTAAATAAAATAAGTCGATTGAATACATTTCCGACTCGATCCACTAGTTCCCATTTGGTAAAATCTTGGGTATAACGGTCAATCTCATCTTGGTTCTTTAATAAATCTGTATCTGCTTGTGACCTAGACCCATCTTGAAATTTGTAAAAAGCGGTCCCGGCAGACAATGGCGCGTTCGGTGTTAAAAAGAGCACTCCCGCCCAATTGTTCCACTTATCCGTATGAATCCATGACCTATCTCTAGCCACCGTATATTGAAACGAACCATTATAAATGTTTTTATTGTCGTCGCTTGGCATTGGGAATACGGTAATTTTCCCACTGAATGGCTCTACATATTTTTGAATTATATCTTTTAATTCTTGTGTAGCATAGGAACGCGTTCTTTGCCCCGGAAAATTACCTCTCACTGCGAACTCTTGTGTCAAAACATAATTACGGGTTTCTAAAGCATTGTTGTAAAAATTATCGACGACTATGAGGCCACATTGTGGTGGTTTTTTGGTTTGGAAAGCGAAAAGCAATCCCTTTTTAATATTCTGTTTTTGTAGATCGTTAAATTGTGGTTTGTTAGTTTGTTCCTCGGTATTATTCGAGTCTTCATTTGGTGTATTTATTACTGGATCATCTGTTGTATCCATGATAATATTATTTTGAATTTGTTTTTCAATAAAGTTCATATCTATTGAAAAGCCAATGTTTTTAAATAGTAGTTGGATTATTTTTAATTTATACGTAGATAACTATTTTACATTTTTTGTGAAATATTTATTTGATTTATAATAATTGAACTATTTGTTGATAATTACTTGTAATTGTTTGTGTGGTGCTAGCATAAGAATAAACACTAACCCTTATTGTATTGCCTGCTGTAAGATACATTATATGACTACAAGAAGTATAAAATTGTGTTGTTAAAGCTCCATTATATCCAGTTGACCCAGTATTTATATTAGAACCAAAAATATTCGATATTTGTATTAACAACGCAGGTAAATATGTTGCTGTTGCTGTTCCTGGAATATTTGGAACCAATGGGGCCGATGTTCCCCATCCTCCAGAGTATTCAATACAGTATAATCCCGTAACTGGTATAGTGACATCAATGCCTCCTGCTCCACCTACAGTATATGTATCTCCTACTGAAGTAGCACCTGTCCAAGAAATCGCAACTTGGTTATTACTTGGAACAGTTGTTGCTACACCTGAGTGAAATACATAAGAAAGTTTTGATTGTACTGGAGTTAAAGAATTATTTACTATACTTAGGGCAGCAATAGTGTTTGAAGTTATTGATGCTCCCGACATTACCGGAGGATTATTAAATGTTTTTACCCCCGAAAATGTCTGGGTTGTATTTGTGACTACCCCTCCATTAGTTCCATCAGCTGGCGCTAAATTTAATGTTGTTCCAGTTATTGATGCTCCGTTTGCTGTTGAACTTACTGAAATTGGTCCCACAGATCCTAACAAGCCAGTAGCTCCAGTTGCTCCTTGAGATCCTTGAGGTCCTACAGTTCCCGTTGCTCCAGTTGCTCCCGTTGCTCCCGTGGATCCTTGTGCTCCCGTGGATCCTTGTGCTCCAGTGGATCCTTGTGCTCCAGTGGATCCTTGAGAACCCGTAGCACCTTGAGGACCAGTTACCCCAATTTGACCTCCATCAATACATACCCAATTATTAGCAACAGAAGACCCATCGGTTTGACTTACGTTCGAAACAGCGCCCATTTTAACACCAGTTCCTCCATTATTTATTCTTACTGGTAAAACAGCATATGTTACAGTTCCTCCATTGTTTTGAATTGTAACTGTATTAGTAGCACTAAAGTTTACAATAGTTATCCATGAACCAATAACACATGAACCAGCTAAAGGTAAACGAACTATTATATTAGCTGTGGGCGCATAAATTCGCGCTGTAAATAAATCACTTGTTGTTAATGTAACTGGTGAAGTATTTGATGTCGTAGTAGCATAATAATTATCAAATGTACCAGAACCACTCCCTAATGAATATAACAATCTAGAACTGGTATCGAACGACGCATTTAAACCTAAACTAAATACACTGCCATAATAATTAAAAATCGAGCCGGCACTGTTATTAGTAATCGATGACCATTGTTTTGTATTGGTTCCAATAAATAATCCTTGTCCGGAAGGATTAATTGGTGCTAAATTAACAACGTTACTTGAAGGAGTACCATCTTGTCCCAAACTAAATGCACTAGCATTTGTAGAATCGTTCCAAATTATATCTTTTGCATTTCGTACTACTATATTTCCTCCAACATTTAATTGTTCTGTTGACGGATTATAATATAACCCAGATGCTCCATCAACATAGGCTGTAAAATACCCAGTTGAACCAGTATAACCAACAAATGTTGGATAAAAATTTTGATTGGCTGTGGTTCCAGTAATTAAAAGTTGAGTAGCATTTGGGTTTGACGGACCAGTAGCTCCAGTTGATCCTTGTGCTCCAGTTGATCCTTGTGCTCCAGTTGATCCTTGTGCTCCAGTTGATCCTTGTGCTCCTTGAGACCCAGTAGATCCTTGTGCTCCCGTGGACCCAGTAGATCCTTGTGCTCCAGTTGATCCTTGTGCTCCTTGAGACCCAGTGGACCCAGTGGACCCAGTAGATCCAGTAGATCCTTGAGAACCAGTTGAACCTTGTGCTCCAGTGGACCCAGTAGATCCCGTGGATCCTTGTGCTCCTTGAGACCCAGTAGATC